AGATTTATTCTTTATGTTATGGCACGAAAGCTTCCCTAGCAATCCCCAACAAAAAACCTGCATGGGTTGTAGACAGGCAGTTTCAAAGTTCTTTCACAATGTGGCTGATTTTATTTCTAGCGAAAGATTAAGTGCTAAAGCAAAGTTAGATGAATTTAAAGAGATTACAGGCAAAAAAAAGAAATCTAAAAAAACTAAGAAATCTAAATCTAATGTCTAGGCAAAATAAGTCTGATATAGTTTACGAGTATATTTTGTTAGCTGAATCTGAAATCAAAAAAAGATGGACTGAGCCAACTATTGTTGATATTTTAAGACACCTTACAGAAAGAGGAATAGTAGAGCCAAAAAGATTAAGAAATTATATGATAATATATGATTTTGATTGTATGCTTAGGTTCAATGAGGGAAATAGAACTCATACTTTTATGGACTTATCTATAAAATATGATATATCAGAAAGACAGGCTCAGAGCATAGTTTACAAGGACAGAAATAAAGAAAGACCTTCGGTAAACATCACTTATTGAAATTTGTTCCAAAAACTTCGTAAGATTGTCATAACATAAATTTATTTTTGTTGCTATGAATGAAAATTGGTATAACATAAATTCAAAAGCATCTAAAGTAGTTGATGTTTATATTTTTGATGAGATAGGAATGGGTGGAGTAAATGCTCAAGGATTCATTGAAGAAATCAAATCTTTTAAGGACTCCCCAATGAATTTGCACATTAATTGTGTGGGTGGAGATGTATTTGATGGAATGGCTATCTATAATGTCATAAAGAAAAGAACTGCACAAACTACAGTTTACATTGAAGGTATTGCCGCTAGTATGGGTAGTGTTATTGCTTTAGCTGCAGATAGTGTAGTTATGGCTGAGAACTCTTTATTTATGATTCACAACGCTTGGGGTGGAGCAATGGGAGAAGCTAAAGAAATGAAAAAAACAGCAAATCTTTTAGATAAGATTAGTGGAGAGATTGCTGATATATATGTTAAAAAAACAAAACTACCTTATGATAAGGTAAAAGAAATGATGGATGAAGAAACTTGGTTAAATGCTGAAGAAGCACTAGAACTAGGATTTATTGATTCTATCTCGGATGCTATTAAAGTGGCAGCCAAATATGATGTTTCTAAGTTTAAAAATATAACAAACAAGGAAATTAAAAATAAATTGAGTATTAATATAAAAAGTAAAAAAATGACTGATGAGTTAAAAGCTTGGTTTAATGGGAAAGTTGAAGATATTATCGCTAGAGTAAAAAGTGAAAATGTTGATGCTGATTCTAAATCAAATGTTGAGGTTACTGTATCTGATGAAGCTGAAATTTTAAATAAATTTTCAGATTTTGAAGCAAAAGTAGCAGAAGTTAGTGGGTCTGTAACTGAATTAGAAGGAGAAAAAGAAACTCTTACTATGGAAGTAGAAAGACTTAATGGTTTATTAGGTAAATCAAATGCAAAGGGAACTGAAATATCTACAGATGGCGACCCTGCAGTAGTAGTAGAAAACAAAGTAGAAGGTAACGATACTAAATTCTGGAATGGAATTGTATCTAAAATGAATTTAAAATAAAACTAAAAAAGTAAAATTATGGCAGCAGCAGATATAGCACAAAATGGTTTAGGAGCAGCGTACAATGGTACTTATGCTTCTAAAATCTTATTGGAACCAATGTTCCATTCAGATGATATAATGAGAAATTATACTATCTATCCAAATGTAAAGTACAAGCAAAATATTTTAATGGCACCATCTTTAAAGAGTATTACAGCTCTTAATTCAGGTTGTGTAGCAAATACTTGTGTTGGTACTAAATTTACAGTAACACAAAAAACTATAACAGTTGAAAATGTTTCTGTAAAACAAACTCAATGTTGGGATGAATTCAAATCAGAAGTAATTGTAGAGTCTTATAAGAATGGTATCAATATGCCTGACTTATCAGGGACTCAATTAGCTCAAGTTATTATTGACAGAGTTAGAAATGGTATCTCTAACGATATGATTAGAAATATGTGGGCAGGAATGGCAGGAGCACCTGCAGCAGCAGACTGTACTTACCAATCAATGGGAGCAGGTCTTTGGGACTTACTTGCAGCAGATGCAAACTTTGCTAATGCAGGAGTATTACAAAGAGTAACAGGTGGTGGAGCAGCAGCAGACTACAACACAGTTGGAGGAACAATCGCTATTGCAGATGTTTCTTTATTATTAGACAAAGCTTTCGCTTCTGCACCTGCTGAATTACAGCAAGTAGAGGCATCAGCAAAAAGAATGTTTGTTACACCAAATGTTTATAACGCTTACTACGCTTCTTTAACTTTAGTTGCACAAGCAGGAGCAGTTGATTATGGGCATTCTGAAGCACAAGCAGGAAAAACAAGATTATTCTACAGAGGAATTGAAGTAGTTGCAATGTATGAGTGGGACACAGCTTTAACTGCAAGAACAGGAGCAGATTTACCTGCTATCTTTACAGTAGTTGATTCAGTAGCAGCAGGTTTCCAAGCAACTAACGGAGTTATCTATACAGCTACATCTAACTTATTCATTGGTACAGATGTTACTGCACCTGAGAATGAATTAAAAATGTTCTATGACGAGGCTAGTGATAATATGCTTATCCGTTCTTACTTCACAATGGGCTTCCAATACGGATGGACTAACTTGATTTACGGAGTTTGTTTAACATCATAATTAATAATTTAAAAAATAAAATAAAATGGCAATAGATACGGGATTATTAGTAGATTGTGGCGACTTAAACGCAGTAGGTGGGATTAGACAAATCATACTTACAGATTTAGATAATATAGCAACAGTTGCTCCTGCAGTAGCACCAGCAACTCATATTATAACTTCAATGGTAGTAACAGACCCTTGGGCAAGATTTGAATTTAAAAATGAAACTGCAGCATTAGCAATAACAGGAACAAAAGAAGGTGGAAGTACAGCATACGAGTGTGCTTTATCTTTCTATATTCCTGATATGACTGCTGACAGAATGCATCAATTATCATCACTAGAGAGTACTTGCCCTGTAGCAATGGTTGAGATGAACTCGGGAGAAATTTTTGTGGTTGGATTCTCATATAGATACGAGAATTTATCAGCTTCAACTACTCCTTGGACTAGAAATCAAACTTATGCAAACTTAACTTCTATTGAGGGAGGTACGGGTTCTGCTTATGCTGATGACAATGGATTGACTGTAACATTAACTGCAAGACAATTTGAGTTACCTTTCAATTACTCAGGAGCAATTACTGTTGTAGCAGGAGATTTAACAGCAACTACATCATAGTAAATTAAGATAGGTAGGGGGTTATGAACACCCCCTATTTATATCTTTCTTATGTGTAATTGTAATAATAAGAAAATTGTGGTAGATTTGCCACACATTAATATATATACTACTATGGCTGAATATAAAGCTAAAAAACAATACGAAGGTGCTGCAACTAGATTTGATGGTATTCGTGTTAATTGGAGTACAGCAACACAGGAAGAACTTGCTTGGGTTTATGAAGAAGTGAATAATGGTTCTCATTATGTAGAAAAAATTAACAAAAAATCATCTAATGAAGAAAGCATCAACAAAGTCAGTAAAAAGTTCTCTAACAAGAAAGACTCAAAAGAAGAATAATACTTTTGAATTTGGTGTTTTTGATTTATCAGTTCCACCAAGTATTACTGAGGTAAAAGACCTTAATAGTCTTAATAATGAATGGGTTCCTTTTGGGGACGACAACTTATTTCCTCAGTATTTAGCAGAATTAAAGAGAAAATCCTCTACACATAGAAGTGTATTGGCTCAAAAGACTGTATTTACAAGTGGAGCTAAATTTGTTTGTGAAAACGAATCATTAAGAGAGTTTATTGAAGATGTAAATGCTGATAAAGAATCTCTAAGAGATGTTTTTAAGAAATTAGCAGACGATTACTATACTTTTGGTAACGCTTATATGGAGTGTGTTATATATGATGGAGGTGTAAATCTTTACCATTTAGACGCTACAACAGTAAGAATGTCAAAAAGCAAGAAGGAGGTTTATGTAAACCCTGATTGGTGTAAGTATTGGAATCAAGATAAAAAGATAAAAAGACTACCTATATATCCTAGAGTAGCACATAACAAGTTTGTAATTCACTTTAAAGATTACGAACCTACATTTAACTTTTATGGACTTCCTGATTATGTAGCAGCACTAGAGCATATCTGTGTTGATTATGAGATTGGAAAATGGAATCATACTAAATTCTTAAATGGATTTCAGCCTTCAGCTATCGTTGAGATTAGTGGAGATATGGGAGAGGAGGAAGCTCAGAAAATGGTACACGAGGCTCAAAAGAAGTTTGTAGGAGAAGGGAATAATGGTAAAATACTATTTATAGTAAAGAATGGAGATACATCTCCTGCTAATGTTCAAATCATTAAAGATGACCAAGAAGGTAGTTGGATTGATTTGCAGCAAATTACCGACCAAAATATTATAACTGCTATTAGATGGCAGCCATCACTTTCAGGGATTGTTAGTTCAGGTAAAATGAACAATTCAGGTAGTGAAATTAGGATTGCTTATGACTTAGTAATGACTACAGTAATTAGAGATACTTCTGAGTTATTACTGAATGGTATAAGAACAGTTCTCTATAACGAGTTGGGCTATGACCCTAAAGATTTAAAAATTCATTATGAGCCACCAATCTCATACGCTAATGATGTAGATATAAAACAAGTTCTTACTATAAACGAGCAAAGAGCTTTAATTGATGAAGATTTACCAATGCTAGAAGATGGAGATATGTTTGTTGCAGATAGAGAGGTTATAGTGGTAGAAAAAGATAATGATGGAGATGGAGAGGTTGATGAAAGTAAAGAAATAACTGTAGAGCAATAAGATATGGGTAATACTAAACAATATGCAACGCTAGTAACAGCAGGAGAGGTAATTGATAAAACCTTTACTAATAAAAATACTGACCCTGTATTAGTTTCAGAAAACACTATTGTATTATCTGAACTTGCACACATACGACCTTTACTTGGAGAAAAGTTTTATGCAGAGTTAAAGCTTCAACACGACACAGGAACACTTAGTGTTGATAATCAAGCTTTTATGACTTACTATTTAGAAGATACTTTGTCTTGGTTTGTTAGATTTGAGGTTGTTAATGATATTATGAGTAATATATCATCTAGTGGAGTGGTTAATAATATAGATGAGTTTTCAAGAATAATAAGTCAAGACACTTATAATACATTTAAACAAGACACATATAGAAAGGCAGATATATTTGCTAATGATATGGTAGATTTTTTGAATGGTACTGACCAAGCAGGATTATATCCTACATTTGCTAGTAATAGACCTAAGAGCATGAGTGATACATATAAGAATCATGGAATGATATTCTATGAGAGTATATATGGTTATAATGGTGTTGATGGATGTTATAGCTGTGGAAATCCCTATGTAAAAGGAAACTCAAATTGTAATTGTTAAAATAAAATAATATGGCTGCAAACGAACATAAAAACTTACTAGATGCTAACAGGCACTTTCCCTTAGGATATGAGTCTGCAGAAAATAATATGGTTATAGGAAAGAAAAGTGGTATTTCTTATGACGATAAAAGTGGTAACTATGGTTGGGTTTATCCATTGCAAACTTTTATATTGAGATTAGATGGTAGTTTATCTTCAGGTAATGGTATTGACTATATAAGGATGCCATACGATTGCAGAATAAAAGAGGTTAGGGCTAGTGTAGGGACAGGAGGAGCATCAGTATCGGTAGACATACAGGAGTCAGGAGTTTCAATACTTTCTACTCTATTGACTATAGATGCGGGAGAAAAAACATCAACAACAGCAGCAACTCCTGTTGTAATATCTGACTATGATTTAGCAAATGATAGTGAAGTTGTTATTAATTTAACAGTTACAGAAGGAGAGCAACCAAGTGATTTAAAAGTGTACTTAATAGTATGCAGAACAGTTAATTAGATGAAAACTAATATGAAAGATACAACAGAGGTTTTAATTGCAAATGGAGGTGTTATTGGACTTAGTCTTGGTCAATGCAATGAAATTCTTCTTTTCTTATCCACTACATTGGCTATATTATTTACCTCTTACAAATTTTACAAACTACAAAAAAAGAAATAAAAAATGGCAACAACAATACAGCAAACAAGTCTTAATGTTTCTATAGCTGAAACTATAACAGTAAATGGTGTTAGTTACGGAAATAGTATAAATAAGTCTTTTGATGGTAATGGAAAAGTAGACCAAAGAGTAATGGCTATAA